TGAAGAGCCTTTTACCCAACAAGCTGTTTTTAACAGCAATGTCCAACCCCACATCTGTCATCAAAATTTCACCAGCGCCTTTGTTGAAGTCTGTTGTATTACAAACGGTTGAAAAAACATGATGCTTGAATTGATGAAAAACATCAGTATAGGGCAGCAATAGTAGTTGCATGCTTTGGTCTAGTGGTTCAATGCTATTGTCTACAAAAATTACTTTGGCTGACGCATCAGTTTGTCGAATACTTTTTAGGGTTTGTAGAGTTTGATCCAGCCTTTGTTTTGGCGACCAAACACTAAACTCTGTGTTGATTGTGCTTGTAACTAGCCATGTATTGAAATTCATACCTCCTTTTAATTTTTTCCAAGAGTGATTGTCAATTTAAATAAGTGTTATGAATCAACCAATAGATCCGTGCCAAGGCGTGAGCCTCACAGTTACATTTCCAAAGTTTGAATGCACTGATGGTGTATTACCTAATTTCAACAATCTTGATGAGTTTGGCAGAGGTTTAGGCAGCATACCAGGGCAATTGGGTAGGATAGCTCAATGCACTGTTATTGCCACAGCCAAACAAATTTCTGATGCGATAGACAGTTTACTAAAATTATTTGACAAAACCTTTGGGACCACACTAGGTAGCGTTGGCAATCCCGTATACGGCCCTAACCTCAAAGTCCCAGAACAAGAAATGGGTGTACGGCTGCGGGCACTGTTTAACGAGTTCAAACTCTATTTGGAGCTCAAGTTATTGGACATTTTGGGCAGAATTATTCCCAACTTAAGCTTTTTGAATATACCTTTGCCGTTCCTGCCCAACTGTACAGTGCGTGATCTTCTTAGTGCAGAGGGTAGAGCTAAAATAAGAGCTGCAATTGGCGCTCGCCAAGATCAAATAGCAAGAGCCTTGGGCCTACCTTGGAATATCACATTTGATGGAACATTGGGTTTGAAGAACGATGAAATGCGCCAACAAAGCCTAATCAGTAGAGTATGGAGTGAGTTCCACAAAGGTTTATTGAGCTTGATCAACAGAGGTTTCCGAGCACTAAGAGCTTTGACTGAACCCATCAGACAAATTTGGCAAGCCCTGCGCTTACCAGACCTTCCCAATTTGGTGGCGCTAAATTTTGAAGAGCTTTTCAATAGTGTGTGGCAACCCATCAAAGACTTGGCTATCAGTGCTAATGAAAAAATGCAGCGCATGATTGATTACTTCCTGGAGTTTGATATAAAAAACTTTTTGGACAAAACATTTGGTCCATTGTTAAAATTCATAGCTTGGCCCTTTCCCACAAAAGTCAAACAGCTTCTCAAAATATCTGACCCACCCAAAGATCTCAATCTTGAGAGCAAGGAAACCCGCTTCAACAGCATCATGCAGGCTGTGAAAGACTTGTTTGAACAAATTCCTACTCTGATATTGGAACTGTGGATGAAGCTTGTCGTGGGGTTCTTCAAAGCTATCTTGAAGTTTGTTCCCATACTCAAAGAAATTTTCAAATACATTCCCTTCACCTTTTGCACATTTATTGGGCTGGTGTTAAGTCCCATTTTGGGACTAGGCAGTGCAGTGGCTGGCCTTATTCCTCCTGGAATCTCAGTGCAACAAACTTAGCCGCACTGAGTTCCATTCAGTTGATCAAAAATGGTCTTTGCTGTATTGAATCTGTTTTGAGCTTCTGGGGTAATTGTTCCCTGCCGTCCCAACAGCCCTGATGAACTGATCTCGTAGTATTCATTTACTGCTCTAGCTGCTGACTCAGGACTGTTGGTTGCCAACATCTTGGAGTAGGCACTGCGATGTGTGTTCTTGAATTCCCAATCCACAAAGTCTAGGCTTTTATACAAGGCAGTGTCGTTTGATAGTTGACTCAATTGTGGCCAACTTACACCAATAGCCCGCGGCATATTTTTGAAACGATCGGAATTCCACTGAGCCAAGCCTTTGAAGGTGGGGTTGCTGTCCACTCTGGGATTCAAGGCACTTTCAATAGTGAAATTGCCCAGCAAGCCAGCAATGTGTTCGGGTTGATAGCCTTTGCCCCTCAAGTAACACCAAGCTTTTTTGGCTTGATTGGAATCAAATCCTTTGCCAGCCCCACTTGCTGTGGCACTGAAGTCTGCATCAGGTCTAGCTTGTCCACTGAACAAAAATGCGTTGTTGAGTCGGCGAGTTTTGAGTTCAAACTTTTCTTGGTTGTTACAAGCCAAAATCCATCGACTCATTTCATTTGGAACTTTGTTGTAGTCTCCACTGCTGATCATGCCAGTGATGCCGCTCTTGTCAAAGTTGTCAGAGCCAATGTTGTAGATGAAGTCTGCTAAACTATTGAACTGATCTTGTGTTAATAGGTTGCTACCAATGCTGCTGTGAATCTTGCCTTCAATTTTTTTGATGTCTGTTTTCAACAACACCTTCATATTGGTTTCGCTTATACCCTCTCCAACATTCAATTGCGTGCTGATCTGAGTGCCAGAATCGTCTGTTGCATTCAAGGTAACTGTGTTGTTTTGAAGTTCTTCACTTGATAACAAATGACCATAACCCAACAGCTTTTGCCCGCTTTTGCATGCATCGTCAAAGGGCTTGCCAATCAAATTGCCACCCAAACCTTCATGATCAATTATGATTTGAATACCACGGTTGTTAACTGTCCACTCTGTGGAGGGGAGCAATACTCTAGGACCCAACGGTTTGAATTCATATTGTGGAGTCCCACCTTCGTCCCAAATTTGCCCAATGTGCAAGCCAGTTTGGCCATTCACTATTCCATATACTTGAAGTGGTTTGTCTTGTGCTGGACTCACTTGCCCCACTTTGTAAGTGCTTTCAGGTGGAGTGGTTTTCCTCTGCACTAAGCCTGTGTTGGAATAACCTGGGCCTGAAACACTGCGCTGTCTCCAAGGATCAGCTCCTGGCAGTCTGCTGACAATAGTTTGAACAATCTGAATGCTTCTTGCAGGACTCACTACATTCTGCAACTGCACTCTTTCTTCCGTTCGAATGTCAGGCGATAATGCAACTACTCCTGGTACAGCAGTTATGGGATTATCTGGATTGGTGGGCTTGGCTGCATCTGGTAAATTAGCAACATTCAAGACTGTTTTTGGACCAGTGTTCACACTTCCTGCACCAGAACGCAAGTTTACAGATCCATTGCCTTGAACTTTGACATCAGCACCACCTACTAAATTCAAGGTACCTGTGCTTTGGATTTTGACATCAGCACTGGCAACTAAATTTAAGTTGCCATTTGTGCTTCTTAACCTTACGTCACCTGTGCTGCTGGCATCAACATTGCCTCCTGCAAACAAGCGAATATTACCAGTCAAGTTTTTGATGTCAATGTTGCTTTCTTGAGTGGTGAGAAATATGCCATAATTGCTTCTGTATTGCAGGCTTCCTACAGCAGTGTTGTAGATATTTGAATTACTTACAAGATGCATATTTCCTTGACTGAACAACAAAACATCTCCACCACTGCTGATGTTGAAGGGCTTTTTGCTGAACATGCGTGTTTCATCTAGGCTTCTCATTTTGATGCTGCCACCAGCTTCAATATTCACATCTCTGTCAGCATGTAGATTGATGTCTTGTCCGGCACTGACACTGACGCTTTTTTGTCCAAAAATATCAATGTTGCCTTCTTTGTCCATCTCTATTCTGGCTCTGTTTGGACCAGTGTTGATTATGATCCTATCTTTTGTATCATGAATAACAATCTGAGCTAGGCCACGAGTTTGCAATCGGATAAAAGCGTCTGTTGGAGTGTCGTCATAAACCATAGTGTGCCCATATGGGGTTCGCCAACCCATGGTGCGAATACCTTGTTGCATACCTCGAGGAGCTGGTCCACCTTGTTCAATAGGCAGTTCTGGAACTCCTGCTTCCTTGGCAAAATCATAACTGTCTTTGAAGATGGGTTGTCCACCAGTTAAGATGTTTTTGTTTTCTTTTGAGGGGCTACTACCAGGAGTGCTGGGAGTCATATGATTGCGGTCAACTTGGAACAAACATCCAAACCAAACGCCACGACTGGGATCGCCATTTATGAAACAAACCAGCACTTGGTTATTGAGATCAGGTGGTATGAATGTCATACCATAGTCTGTTTGTGAGCTTGTGGGATTTAGGTTTACATCAGCTACGTTTGATGCCCCAGCAAATGGACTGGCGTAATCACAAATAATCCAATTTGCAGAATTATCAATTAGTCCTCCTAATTCTGGTATCCAAACTCGGATACGTCCCATGTTGCGAGCATCATTTACGTCTCGTATTAGGCCAAGATAAATTTTATCCCATGTTGCGCGTAAGCCTCCTGGGTCTAGTTCATAAGCACCTGGCAGATTGACTGTTTGTTTTAAGGTTGCCATTTAACTATACTCTATTATCCAGGTAAACTTTGCTGTGGTTCAGGTTGTGGTCTTGTACCACCAAAAGTGGAAAGCGCATCTCGTGTAGCCTCAATTCTTTGAGTAAATTTGCCGTCTCGAAATATGTGTGTAACGTTAACAACAAGATACAATGCATTGAAAAAATCAACATCATCACGCAAGTCCATAAAACCGGTTTGCTCGTTTGGCAACGTGCCATGTCTAAATGCTAATATAAAAAACGCATCAAAAACCCCACTGATATCATCCGCATTTGGAGCAAGTGCAAATCTTTGGCCTAATGTCTGATTTGGTACAGGTGCTCCTGAATTTGGCAAAGACCTAAGTAGGTCATTATTACGTTCTATGTTTGGTTTTCCTAACCAATACGGATCCCCTTTTATTTCCATAGTAATGTTTACCATATCACCTCGTTTATCATACAATTGACTGGTAATACTTGCATACTGTTTTCTCGACTGACTATCGCCATTTACCGGCCTTACCAAATTCACCAAATCACGAGGATCACTAATATAAGTGAGAGCGGATGGTTGCACATTTTGCTGTTGTGTTGACACATCTTCCACAAACTCTAATCTAGCTCTTCTAACTTGCGCAGCTTGCCGGCTGATCAATAACTCATCTCTCCTGCTCTGGATTGGTGCACTGCTTTGCCCTAGGTCAATCTCCGTCCTACTCTGTATTTGGGACGCAAGGTTAGGATCAAAAATAACAAGAGACCTTTCAGCTATTATTGTCGCATAAAAGTTATCTTGGGCAAGCAACGCAGCAAGTTCATCGGATATGGCTGCACTTCGTGCTGCAGGTACACCACCAGGCCTTGCAAGCTCTGCTTGGAGCGCCTGGATCCGTGATTGCATGGAGAGGCGCTGTCCTAACGCAACTTGGACTGAGGGCAAACTTGCACGAGGCGCACTAAAAACATCAGGCAATACTGTTGCGTTGGTAAGGGGTTGCGGTATATAATGTAAGTGAGAAAATTTAACATCAAGATTTATAATTTCTGTATTTAACCCAGTATAAAAATACAAGTATGCTTTGCGTAACGTTCCCCCGTCAGCAATAGACTGCAATCTAGCATTTTGAAACTCCTCAGAAGCTTGGAAAGTACGCCCAAAGGGTAAGTTAGGAACAGGCCGTCGTGTTTCTTTTACATTTATGAAGAAGCGAAACCGCCGGATATAGTCGTTTAAAAGGTCATCCCACCCTATCTCTTCAACCACACATTCAATCCAAGGAACTTTTATTCGGCCTGTTTGATCATTAGGAATGAAAAATAACGGGTCTGTAATTGATGCACAGATATCATCCACAATTGCACCAATACTAATACCGTGGCCCACTGTAATCTCAACCTCGCCTCCTGCAGGTTGACTAAATGATGCACGTCTATTGTTGACATTTGGGGTAAATTTAATTTTTTGCTCCGCAAGTTTGTCCTCAACGTTAAATTCGTAAAAAACAACTTGAGCTCCCTGGGCTTCAGCTCTAGGATCAGACGCCCCGTATGCGGGCAGCGGCCCTGCAGGTCCTTGACGCTGTTTTGCATAAAATTTATTGATCTCGTCTTCCAATTTTCGAAAGAATTCAAACACTGTACCAGGTGCTGCTGGATTTTGTAATGGTAAGTTACTGCCTTGGACTGTACTAGGTGTCCCTCCTACTTTAATTGTATAAGTTTGTGGTATAATAAAGTAGTTATTTCTAAATCCTATGTCATTGTCAACAACACATGAGAGTTTGTAGATTGTACCAGCAGCGGTCAGTGTGTTATCAAAGTCCACTATTTTCAAGCGGTAGTAAAATCCTCTTTTTCTTCTATCTGGCACAATACGCCCTTCAGCGTCGTAATAGTCAAAATACAGTTTCAAAAAGATCGGTGCTAATCGCCAGTTAAGGATAGCAAGTTGCACACTTGCAATATAAAGCTTGTCAGGTAAACTCATGCTATATGGCTCAGCAATTGTGAAGTCCACTTTTACCGAATGCGTATTTCGATTACGGAAATTATGTCCTACTGCATCAGAAAGTTCACAGTCTACAATATTAAATCCTGCTGTAACACCACTTTCAGCAATAATTATTTTACGAATCTGATTATTTTCAACTTTTGCTTGTATGTCTGGGTCAACTGCGTCTCGATCATTTACCATAAACAACTGTAAATGGTATGCGTAACGGTCAAATTTATTAAGATCATTATCTTCAGGTTTGAAGTCAACACCACGTTCTTTTAACTCACTAATTATACGTCGGAGATAATGACTAGTAACAGGATCGGGCATTATAAGGTGCTTCCAATGCTGAGTTGGCTAGGTGCATAAATTGTTATCCCAGGAACAAAATCATAAATTGGGTCCACAATTTGATCAGGATTTAGGATAGCAAACGCCCACCATGCCCGTGGATTTCGATATAGTTCAAAACTCAATAAGTCAGGCCGATGTAGATGCCGTTGTGCCAAAGTAACAATTAGATCGTCACTTGTTCTTGTGAGTAATGGTGGCCGCCAAAAATCCAGATATGTGGTGTTTTGTGGAGTGCGATAGTAAGGACTACTGCGTAGATAAGTTACTGTTGTCATTATATGAAATCACTTTGACTTGGGTCACCATTGATGTATTTGGGCAACTCGAATCTCTTCCGCAATGTGGTGGGAGTATGTTGCACAATCAATGTTACTGAAATTTTGAACAAGCTGGGCAACCAAATAGCTTTTGTTGTAGATGGTGTTGGTTGCTGTACACTTGCGCCCGGCGGATTGTTCAGCGGGTCTGCCCACGACATGTCTGCTCTAGGATCAATAGTGCGGGCACGACCTGAAGGTGATGCACCAGGATCATTATATATCAAATCATTAGGATTATTGCGAATACTTGGTGCGGGCACTCCTGGAATTGGAGGTAAATTTTCAGCAATAATACTACCTCCTGCGGGATTATTTGGCACAGTGGGTTGATTTACTGGGGACAGCCCACTAGCCACTTGAACATAGTCTACATCATCTGGAAATCCAATACTATAGCTCTTGACTATGACTGGCAAGTTGTTGAACACAAAAGGACCGTAGGCATTGAACAAGAGAATAGGAGGAGGTGTGCCTGCATCTTTGTCATTTTCACCAAAATGCATCTTGCTCATGGTTCTCAAAAAGTGTATGCATGCCAATGCATAGCGTCCTTCTTTTTGATTTTGAACAGTGAATTGACCATCAACACTGAATGAAGTTGCCGGCGTACGTGCAAATATATGAAAGTCTTGGTTTGTATGTACAGTGCTAATGGTTTGATAATCAATGTCTTGTTGATAGTTGATTGTAGGTGTGTAGGGCCAAACCATGCCATTGTTTGTTTCTCGCAAAGGATCCAATAATCCCTTGCCCAACACGCGATTAGCAGCAGCTGGTCTGGGCCGCAGGCTTACACGTCGGTTAGTGGGATCTTGATTGTTGAGTGTTCCCAACAAATTCACACCATCTCCAATTCCAAAACCGCCAAACACCCCGCGTGGAAAAATAGCAGAGGCAGCCGACCCCACAACGTTGTTTACAAGTCCACCAACCAAAGAACCAGTGTTAACACCAAAACCACCAAATCTAGGCATGCAATTCTTTCCTCAAAAATATTAGCCAAATATTTATGTGCTGGAAACCAGCTGGAATCTAAATACTAGATCATGAAACAGTTTGAACTCTCCCCACAATTAGTTTTTGAAGGCGGCAACGTATTCAAAACCTCAGATGGCTATCCACGCACCACTCGTATCCCACTGGCTTTGATCAGTCCCACGTTGGATTGGCTGGAAAAAATCACAGGGCTGCCCATGCATGGCATGACCTTGGGCAGTGTTGGCAAAAAAGCCAGCAGTGGGGATATCGACATCGTAGTCGACAGCAAGAAAATGTCAAAAGCCCAATTTGCCCAAAGTCTCCAAAACTGGGTGTTGAGCCAAGGTTTGAACCCCAAAGAGTATGTGAAGCCTGCTGGAGAAGTTCATCTGTTGACACCAATTGCAGGTGATCCCAAGAATGGCTTCGTGCAAACTGACTTTTTCTTCCATGATGATCCTCAATGGATGAAATTCAGCATGCAGAGTCCAGGAGACGCCAGCAACTACACTGGTGCAGAAAGAAATCAACTCATGAGCAGTATTGCCAAAGCGTTGGGAATGAAATACAGTTGGCAACGTGGACTGTTGAATCGGGAAGATGAATCTGTTATCTCCACTGATCCTGATGTGATTGCACAAAAGCTGTTGGGACCCAGATTCACTCACGACAGCTTCCAAAGTGTTGAAACTATTCAACGAGCCATCAAAGGCAATAGGGCTATTCATCAAGGGTTGACTGAGTTGATTCAAACTCTAAGGAGCTTGGATAAATTAGGGCCCACTGGCAAACCCACAATGGATGTGAAAACTGGGAAGTTTAAGCAGAAATCTCCCAGTGAGCAACGCAAATCAGAAGAAGAAGCTGCAAGGATTGAGCAGTTGACAGGTGTAGCTGTCTAGCTTTTGTTTCCGTATCGGGGATCAATTGGCTTGACATGAATCTGATCAAACAGCAGAGGAAAGTTGGGCAAAACTTTTGGTAGGTCTGTTCTCTCCAACCAATTGTAATTTACGCTGCTGTGTGGAATGAAGTTGGGGAAATCGTGAGTTCCTCCCTTGCTCTTCAAATGATGATGAAATTTGTGTGCCAGGTCACAATCTAGGTCTAGGCACAGGGCTTTGTCGCCCATTTTGGTCCAACCTTTTATTTGTGCTGGCACAACCACAGTGTTACCATGCATGCTCATGAGGTGAGGCACTGGTTTTTGGCTATACAAAACAGTCATGTGAAGATCATCAGTATTCATACAGGGAACACCTTGACTTTCACACCATTCTTTGAGCTCTAGAGCATTTTTGGGACTCATGCTCAAAACAACTATGGTGCCAGCAGCGTGCTCATGAGCTTCCATTACTGTGTTCCTAGGGTGCTTGAGATAGCGTCGAACTGATTGGAACAGCCTATTGGAAAGTTCATCATCCAAACCCACAGCTTGGTGGAAAGCCTTTTTGTCTTTGTTCAAAACAGCCGCACGTGCCTTGGTGCCGCTTATTCCACTAACGCCAATGCCATCTGGATGCCGTTCTCCAGCTGATACAATTTCAATCGTCACTGGTTGACGTTGATGTTTTTCACGTATTTCTGGACTGTTCCAAGAGTCAAAAAGGTCTGTCATGCCCTGCACACGATCTTCTCCGGCAACAAATACAAAATGTCTATAGCCTTTGTTGTAAAGCCATTCTGCGGCTTGCAGCGGAGTTTTGATGCTCTCATCCTGCACCACATGATCTTGGTGTTGAGGCATAATCTCTTGGAAAAACTCCAGCTTTTCCGCCCAAGGCAATGGATTCTTTTTACCGTCTTGACTGTGACTCAAAAAGATCCAATAGTCACCCTTGCCAGCGTGTTTGGCCATTGTGTTAACCAAGTGCTGATGACCACGAGTGGGAGGATTCATCCTGCCAAAGGTCCAAACTACCCGTTTGTGTTCTTGTTCCATCAATGAATCAGGCTCGCCTTTTCTCATAAATTGGGCACGATTTACAAACTTCACTATTCCAGTGGGAGTTACAGCCACAAATCCTTCATGTCCTGGATCTCCACCCAAACTAGCACCAACTGTCCCATCTGTTTGACGGTCCATTTGTTTCTTGAGATCCAGCTTCAAACTTGTCAACAAACTTACTATCCGCCACACGCTATTGTAACCATGGATGTGGCTTTGAATCCATTTCAAACACTTGGCCTGCATTGCAGGGCTAGCAGTACTGTTGAGCCCTGTAAGCCACTCCAAAAACTCTCTACTCACATGGCTAAATGTGGAACTACCACGTTCTGCCTTTTTGGCCAAAAAGCTTTTCATCAAGCCAGGAAGGCTCAAGATTTCATGACTGGCTAGTTGTCCTCTGTCCAAAAATGATTTCACACTTACAGCATGCACTCTAAACAAGTGGGATAATTTGTCAACTAAGTTTTTATCCAGGTTCAAACTTTTGAGCATGGTGGCTTCATGAGGTAGGATAGCCAGTCCTTGATCAGTGCGAAAGCCATATTGACTGATGTTTCGCAAGGCTTCTGGTTCCTGATCTTCAGGGCTTTGATAAACACTGTGCATGACCACGCCAGCACTGCTGTTGGCAATCATTTCACCATATTGACTGTTGACAGGCACACGATAAGTTATTTTGTTGGGTGTAAATTCATATGCCCCATCTACAATGGGAGGTACACCAGTCCACAACAAATCCGCTTGAACGTAACCGATAAATCCTTTTGGGGTAACTTTTTTCAACAATGGGTAGAGACTGGCTATTTTGTTGGCATATGCCAGTCGAGCACTCTTTGCACTGGGGCTGGTGTCTTTCATTTTCCTGCTCATGAGCATATTGACAATATCCTCAGGGCTTGTGGTTAAACCATTGTATTTTTTACTGCTGAATCCAGCTTTGTCTGTTAACACAAATTTATAGTCTTTCCATCCAGAAATCAAGGCCGGAGAACCATCAAACTTGATACTAACATACTCGGGTTCATGAGCAGTTGTGCTCAGTATATGAAAAGCTCTTTTGGCACCATCTAACCCCTCATCGAAGATCATGTCTTCTGGATGCTCGATACGGGCTTTGGCCTCAGTCAAAGAGAGATTTACTTCTGGTAATAAGTCAAACAGCTTCATTGTTACGCCCCAACATAATCTTTTGGCAATCTATTGAATTATTTAACAGATCAAGGCGTCCATTTTGACTTCTTCTGTAACCAATTACAAAATTTAGGGTTTCAAACACAAAGGACTATAATGGCATTGGTTCCCAAGATCAAATATCTAACAAACAAAGATTTATTGTCTGCAATCCATGAAAGCAAGCTTACTTTTTGTGAATTTGTTGACAAAAAATACACTGATTTTGATGTCATTGTATATGATCTTGCAGCAGCAACTCCAGAAGTTTTGGACGCTGCTCGACACAAAAAGCTAGCTAACAAAATGGCTGAAGAAAAGAAAGCCAGCGGCAGCAAGACTTTTGAATCTTCATTAACATTGGATAATGTGCCTTTGGATGAAATTGTTGTGAGGCTTATGACTTTTGTGCACATTCCGTTAAACCCTGCCAAAGCAGACAAAGCCAAAAATCAGGCAGAAAAACACATCAGATGCAATTTCCCTCCTTTTCAACATTGGATTTTCCAAAACAATGAATGGAAATGTGTGGGCAAGAGTCATCACAAAAAGGGTGAATTCACCTTAACTGGCGGTAGGATTACTGATAGACTGGCTGCTATGTGGATCAAATTGGTTGATCGCTATGGGCATAGAGGCAACTGGAGAGGTTACACTTATCTTGACGAAATGAAAGCGCAAGCACTGGTGCAATTGGCACAAGTGGGACTTCAATTTGATGAAGCTAAAAGCTCAAACCCCTTTGCTTATTATACTACCGTAAGTAGTACAAGTTTTCTCAAGATATTGCAACTGGAAAAGAGAAGTCAACACATAAGAGATGATCTTTTGATCATGCATGGTGCAACACCTAGTCACACCCGACAGACAGAGGATCAGTTGGCACAACAACTGGGATTTGACAATGCGGAAGCAGCAGTCCCACTTGTTGTGCCTCAAATGAGCCCAACTGGCCCCATCTAATATTTTTTGATCCACACTGCGTTGCCTGCATCATAAAAACGATTGTAGCCCAAATTTTTGGCAATTTCCTGCTCCGTATTGCCCGCAGCTAAGCCTTGTATTTTGTGTTTTTGAAATTTAAGTCGGCTCTGAACGTCATTTATATTTTTCCAATACCAATAATTGGGTGGACTGATATGACTTAACTCAAAGCCTGTTTTTTCGTAACCATTTCCCAGTCCCCAGTTCAAGTTACTGTAGGACACCAAGCTTTTGAATCCCAACTCCTGATGCGCATGATTCAAAAGCTTGCTAAGCCCGCCTGGAACATGATACCCAGGCAAAATACAATAACGGGCCAGCTCATAATCACTCCCTTTGCTGTACCTAGTTTTGACAAAGCTAGCAAGTGCAACAAGCGACCCGTTGTGTTCCAAACCCCAAATATGTTTGGTTGGTATGTTGCCCTGCAAGTGTGAGTTCTGAATAAATGTTTTAGCTGTTCCAAAATCCACAACTGTAATGTTGCATTTACGTGCACCAACAATTGTTTTTTTCAAACCCACTACGTGTGACAATCTGTCAAATATAATATTGGGTTTTTGCACCATCTCATGTTCCCAAATTTGAACAAGCCTTACACCTTTTTCAAGAGCTTGTTTCCATTTATTTTGATGATATTTTTTGTCTCCTATTTGGCAATCTGAATGATAAAAGATGCCATTAAACTCAATACCCACATTTAAATCTGGAATATAAAAGTCAATCTCCAATGGCTTGATAACTTGCCTATTCCATTGCTCAAAAGATATGTTATTATCCCACAACCATTGTTTGATCTTTGTTTCTCCCCAACTTTCTTTTCTTGGATAACAAGCAAAACAACGCAAATCAGATTCTCTTTTCAAGGCAACACTGAATTGGTTATGGCATTTTTGGCAAACAAACGAATGTTCAGAATAACGATGTGAGTCCAAAAATTCTTCTTGAGTGAATAACGGAGTGTAATCAGTCCTATTTGTAATATAGGAATCCCAAGATTTTTGCCGAAAAGTTTTCCTATTGGTCTCCCTATGCTCTGTTGTCAAAAACGGGGCCACAACACCATATTTTGAGAGGTTGGTTTTTTTGGTTTTAACTAACACCTCCAGGTTTTGAGCAGGAACAGGTGCTCCATAAGTGTTTTGAAACACCTCTATAGTTTTGGTTCTTATATCAGGATGTTGCTGAGGAAAGTTTACTCCCCAATTTTCCTGGATCGTTTTTTGTGCTTTGTCTAAAACAACAGGATTTAAGGTTGGAGCTTTTGCGCCATACTTTTCAAAACATGTGGTCTCAGCTTTGGCTTTGACCTTGTCATGTTGACTTGCATACTCAAAACCATACTTTTGAAGGTTGGTATTTTTACGTTTTTCGTGAATATGATTTATTTCATCTCTAGTGCGGCTGTGTCGAACGCTTTCCTGATATTCACGATTACAGGAGCATTGAGATTGATTACCACAGAATTTTCTGAACCCTAGAACCATATTATTGAAAGTCCTGAACTTACCACTCTGTTCACACCAACTGTTTTCTGCATTAGTGTTATGAACGTATGCATAAAATTTAGCTGCAATTGGGCCTTCACAAGGAAATAATTTGTCTAGCTCTTCTTTGTGTATAGGCAACAACTTTGTCAACCTATTTGGTGTAATCTCCTTGTTCAACCAAAGTTCTTTCAATTCTGCCAAATTCACAATTTTTCTCCAACCCTATTGCATATTATTTATATATCATAATGAATATCACAAATCTAGGTCCTGCCCACCTGTTGAACTAACAGTTTTTATCAGCTATACTCTGACTCAAGGAGACTTTTGAGTCATGACTATCAATCTAGACAATGTTGATTTTTCAAAAGTAATTGCCATAACTGATGTGCATTTTGGCATGCGGAACAACTCCAAACAGCACAACACTTGGTGTACTGAGTTTTTGGAGTTTGTGGTCAAACGAGCACAAGAGCTGAAAATCAAAACACTGTTGTTTTTGGGCGACTGGAGTCACAACCGCAACAGTGTGAACATCAGCACACTCAATTACAGCCACAATGGCATGAAACTGCTAAACAACAATTTTGACAATGTGATAATGCTCTTGGGCAACCATGATCTCTATTTTCGAGATACTCTAGAGCTGCACAGTATTCCCTATGCACAGGATTTTTCAAATATTCACCTAATTGACAAAATCACCACAGTCAAAGACTATTGTTTTGTTCCTTGGTTGGTGGGTGATGAGTATAAGTTGATTCAAAAAATCAAACAGCCTTATTTGTTTTGTCATGCTGAAATTGCCAAGTTCCGGATGAATGCCATGGTGGAAATGCCCAATCATG